GCGCTGTTTGAGCAACATATTCAGTAAACGGTGCTTCTGCAACACTTGGTTTATCAAACTTAATCGCATATCCTGCAATTTGCCCAATAAAATCAGAACTCTTAGCTTTACGTGTTTCTAAATCGTTGGTATCAACAAAATACCGCTCTAATGGTTTTTCACTCACTAAATCACCTCCTTTCTAATAAGTAATTGCTTTGCTTCATCTGGTGTTAATACGCCATTCTTGACCCAATCAGAAATATCTTTCTTAAATGTAGTTTTTGAATAGTCCATGATTTGTGACATATCCAAGCGAATACCATCACCTAATTTAAAATTAAGTTCAGATAGTAGTGGTTCAATATACCGATTTAACCCACCCACATACAACGAACTAATTTGGTCTAATGATGATTGCTGATCTCCTTGACCGTTCAAATAAGAATCAGGAACACCAAAAGTTTTAGTGATTTGGTTACGTCCCCAATCTAATTGTGTCAAATACTTAGCCACATCAGCATTGATAGAAATTGTTTTAAAATCTGCTGATTGATCTAATACCATAACTCGACCTGAATTTTTGCCGGTGTTTGCTTGTTCAAACTCTGTTCTAATCGTATTTTTAGCTTCTTTACTCAAAGTACCTTCAGGTATTTGAATGACACTAGTTGGATTAATCGCATTCTTAATTGTTGATAGCGTTAAACGTGTGGCTTCTTTTTGTTGTGCCACCTCATTACCTAATGCTTCTAGTGGTGAATGTCCCACCAAAGCGTCTAGTGGGCTTTCTCCGTACGCCATAATACGTGCGTGAATCATTTCATCAGCACTAGCTGTACCGCCTAAGAACGTGTCATACGCCATAATGTCATAACTTAATACATCATCAGTTAAATCAACGGTAACCATACTTGATGGAATTGGTCTCATATTCGTGATAATACCCTCTGGGTTCTTTTCCAAATAGATAAACGCATTACCGCTCAACAATAAATTCAACACGACTGTTTGCCAAAAATTTACCTTATTAGACAATGTGTTTGGTTTATTAAGCAATGTCACGTTTTCGTTTGTTCCAATGAAATCAGCACCTGCAATATCACTCGAAATCAAACTCGTAACTGAATACAAGTCGCTGTTTTTCAACGCTTCCATTGCTGAAATTAAGTTATTAGGTACTAAATGTTGCCCTTGCACGATGAAGGACGCTGTCGACCCCATAGATCTACTATCACGCCTTTCAAATGGATTTAATAAGCTCATAACTAAACACCCTTAGGAGCAATCATATAAGCCAATAGTGCAACCATAATGCCTGTTACGATAAAGCCAAGTGGCAACGACAAAAAGAAAACGCCTACCGAGATAAGCGTGATTGCGATCAATATAAAAATAATTGGTAGATATTTCATAGCTCTCCTTTCTTTAAAAACTAAAATCATTAACAAAGTAATTATTAATTTCATCATCTGACATATTGCCAAACGGTGACTTTGTTGCCTTTTCTTCAACATTAGTAAAATCAGTGAAGTAGAACTGACCTTCAAATAACGCATCAATAATTGCATCGACAATATCAATTTTTTGAGAGTTAACGTTCTTATCAATCTTGATGCCATTGTTATCTGAAACAATTACTGAATTAACTAACGCTTGTTGCATGGCTACATCATCTAACATTGTGATGTTGTGTTTAATAAATGAATTTTGCAAAAACTTAGTGGGCTCATTTAACGACTTAATACCTTGTCGTACAGGAATAATTAGATACTCTTCTTTAATTTCATCTAAGCGCCTAATCACTCGACCTGTTCCCCATTGGTCATACAAAATTGCTTTAACATTTAACTCATTTGTTTCAATAAAATTAAGCATCCAATTAAATACTTCGTCTTCATCAATCAACCCAAAACGGTCACGTGTAACTGTGGCGAAACCTTTTGCTTCAACATCACGATAGTTAATATTATCTCGTTGTTCCTTTGCCTCAATCGAGCCTGCTTTTGATAACGGGATCCATGAATGCTGGTACAAATGGAACTTCTGCTTACCATCACTCCCAATGTAAGGGAAGACAAAAGCCAATGCGGTGTCGTCATTTGTTTGCGAATAGTCAAACCCGATAAATACATCACGACCAAACATTTTGAAGTCATCAATCACGCTATTTTGAATCAAATCAATCGGCAAAAATGCGTTATCCTTAGCGTTTTGCCACAAGTTCATATTCTTAACAATGAAGTCTGCTAACTTGCCCTGTGACGCTTTAGAATCACGTTCAGTAATCATTCCTTCAACTAGATTGTCATGCATAGCTGGCAGTTCCATTAGCGGGTTAGACTTTTGCCACGTTTCAGGCAAGTAAGCTTCATCAGCATCATCTTGTTCCCAAATTAAAACCAAGTCTTTATCAATTTCATTCCAATTACCTTTTTCCAAATATTTACTGTATCTGCGATAATCTTCAAACATTGGTGCGTTTGGATCTAAACCAGCTGTTGAAATGTAAAACATCTGCGCCAGTGGGTTATTAACCATTCCTGATGTCATTGAATTGATGAAATCACGTTGCCCCTCACCAAATAAGTGGTACTCATCAACAATACCTGTGGTGTAGTGGTCTGAATCTGATGGACTACCCTGCGCTGATAAACGCTTCATAGAAGTTGACTGCGTATCAATACGCATTTCATTACGGTTAAATTCAACTCCCCATTCTCGGGCCAACTTTTTGAATACCTTTTGCTCTAATTGCGACCAATTAAACGTCATGTATTTATACAAATTCGAAGTGTGGGCAATATCGATTGATGTAACCGCCAAACGCCTGTTAATTTTAGGAAAGCCAAACAAAAAATTGTACAACGCATAAGCTGATAGCAATTGTGTCTTTCCGTTTGTACGGGCCATACTAATAAAAATATTCTTAAACCGCATACCGTTTGTTTTCGGATTACGCCAACCTTGTATCAAAGCAAAAATAAATTGCTGATATGGACTAGGCACAAATGGTTCACCTGATGAAACATCTTTAAGCAACATTGCGAATTTAATAATCTTTTCTGCTTCTTTTTCATCGTATATATACGGAAATTCTGGATCGTTGCCGATACGTCTTAAATCGCTTATATGACGCTCACACGCCTGTTTCATCTTGACCCCTGCAATTACCTTATCAGTCACAACATCGACCGCATACCGTAACGCAGGGTCATTAGGATAGCGTTGAAATAAATCTGTATATCTATCCATTGCTTACCCCTTGAAATAATCTGCTAAGTCATTTTCTGAATCATCTTCACTGCTTGCCATATCGATTAGAGTGGCACGTGATTGTGGACTCAAACCTAAATCGCTACCAATTGACTTAATAACCTTAGTTGCTGAATCGATAATGCTAACTGCTGGGTTCTTAAAAATCTTATCGCCAGCTTCATACGTAATACCAATCGACTTAACTGATTCATACGCTTGTCGCAACATTTGATAATTCATAGCCAATGTCTCAACTTCTGAACTATCCACATTGATGACATAACCTGTTTCATTTAATTCAGGAACGATGACTTCCCACAAGTCTTTGGCATATCCAGTCAAATGCTTAGGTGCTTCAACTGGTAATTTAGCCTTTCCTTGTAAGGTTTGCTTCAACTTGTCAGTTCGTTCACGTTGATCCTTGCGTTCGTCCTCATCATTAGTGATTTTTGCTTTTCGTGTCATGTAATCACCTCCTTTCGATATTTGAAAAATAATTATAACTGCAGCGTGTGTAAGAGGTGGGAACTCTTGATATTCGGTTATCTCTACTCACTCAGGGGCGGGGGTATTTTTAAAATTTTGTAAAATATTTTTTCACTTCGACAAAACTTTTATCCACCACTCACGCTTTGCATGCTTTAATACATTTTCATTCAATTTATTTTCAACTGATGTCTTGTGATTATGTTGTTCCCTTGTTAATAGCCACAAATTATCAGTATCTAACTGTTTTTCAGCTGGTAATAGCCGTCTAGGCACAATATGGTCAACAATTAAGTCCCCTTTACTCCATAGCATGCCGTTAATCGCATCAGAATAGCCGTCACGCTGTTTTACGTAGTCACTAACCTTATACCATTGCTTGCTATTATAAAATCCACTGTGAAGCTCCTGTCGCCTTGTGGCGTCATAGTCCTTAGCTCGTTCAGCTGTCTTAGCTTGACCTCTCAAAGTCTTAGCATACTGTTCACGATTAGCATTGCTTATCTTCACATAGTTGCCAACACGTTTCTTATAATGTGGTTCGCAATAGTCCCAGCCCAACTTGATTAGTTCCCTGCATCCTATCTCTGCACATCTATGTACTCTCATACTCTTATCTAATCTCCTTAGTATCTTCAGTTCTTCCCAACCAGATACCAGACCGTATTCTTTATCTTTAATCATCTACATCTTATAACCTCACATTACTTGTCACCATCGCATTAGATAAATGATCATCAATCTTTTTTAATACATCAGCATTAGTATTATGAAGAACTTCAGATGACAATACATAGTCGTCTATCTTTAACCCATCGGCTTTCAACACCTGTCGTGGTGTCATCAATCTAACTCCGTCTCTGTCATATTTATTTGGTTTCGATACTACAACAATAATTTTCTTTGGTCGTACTCCTTATCCTTAAAATATTCATCAGTCATTTGAATGGCCATATATCCTATCGCTGCACTTACCACACCTTGCATATACTCATCTAAACCAAAATGTGCAAACAATGTGATAACACCTGCAGGAAAAACTGTAATAACAGTTAATACCAATGCATATTTAATTAGCTTATTCATATCAATACCCCTTTACCCTGCGTTGAAACTAGCAACAACCGTTGTTCGTCCGTCTAAACTATCTAAGAAATCATTATCGGCAACGCCAATTAATTCAACTTTCACATCTTCTGGTTTCGCCCACTTATCGGTGCTATTATGATCTCCACATATCAAATCCAAAAATGGGAGATTAGACAAAGTGTCAATGTTTTGATTTGTAAAATATGGAATAATCTTCTTAGCCTCTTCAGCGCTGTTAGCAACCACAACAGCGGAATCAAATGTATCCCAGTCATTATTCACGTCTTGGCTAATCTTGTATAAGTTCATATCTTTACTCCTTTTCAGTGCAAAATAAAAAGGCTACCCGATTGGATAACCTTGTGTCTTACGCAATAGCCAAGGATTCGAACCTTGCATAATTCCAATTAAGAAATAAGACCACCTGCTATTGCCAACGATAGTAACGTGCCCTGCACTGATAACTATGTTAGTTTCTATCGTTTATCCACAACTAATAATTAAAGTGATAACTAGTATTCTGTCCTGCCATAATGTTGTGCAAGACAGTCACCTTCATACTTTCGTTTGTGGTATGCCACGAGTTACCGTGGACTTTCGTAAGTATGTAATGCCTAGCTAGTTAAGGCGTCCTCATGACGGACATACTCGGTGTTGCCTATTACGTACATTTACATTAACTTACTATACAAGCGGTTAGGATTCGCACCTAACATTACTTACGTATCGTCACGTACACGCCTCAGCTAATGTACTGCTTTTACTTGTGACTAGCGTTTACCTATTCCGCCACGCTTGCTATGAATCATTGGTTAGTTGTTGTTGTTTTAGCATATTAAGCAAAGCGTCAATTTACGACTGTGTGACTAACTAACCAACTTTCCACAATACCTATTATAGGCTGATATATCAGTCGTTACGGGTGGTTAATGGAATTAAAACGGTGCACCCTCTCAGGTGTATCACTTAACCAAACTCCTACTCCCTGCTTGAATCTATCTCGCCATTCCCTACATGTACGCTCATCAGCATGTACAATCAATGAAATTGCTAACCAGCTTTTCTTACGACCATAACGTTCAGACAATATTGTTCGTTGCGGTTCAACTGTTAATTCATACCACATATCAATGATTTCCTTTTGCCAAATCCAAGCGCTCAACTCGTCATCATCTTCTTCACGGATCATAGACAACTCAATTGGATTACTATAATCATTCTGTTTACGTCCGCCACCGATATTTTCATCTGGTACATGCTTACTAAAATATTTCAATTCTGCTCTACGTAATTTAATGTTGGCATCTAAAACACCTGTGAAGTAATCACTCAATAGCTTATCCAATTTATCTGCCATGCCTACTCCTCAATCAGTTCATACTTACGATTGCGCCTTTCAACTTGATACTCATAACCAGATAGTTCATCTGATACCATGTGCTTAATCAACCACGCACTAGATACTCGATAGGCTTTTTTAATATCAGTTACTTGCACCCAAACCAAATCTCCTGCTTGCGTATAACTATCTCGAAACCAACCGTCTTTTCCTTTAAAAAAATAGTAAGTTCTCATACCAACCAATACCCCATTAAAGCAATCGCTATAAGCATCAGAAAGAACACTAATACGATTAACTTATCCATTTACTTATTACCTCGCCAAATGCTCCAGAAACGACCATATAAGGCTGTTGCAAGGTAGAAGCTCATAGTTAGTAGCATTGGCAGTGAACTTGCTGAATATCCTGCAAATAGCGCTGATACCCATAGCAGAATATTAACGGCATCAGATGCCAACCAAAGTGTGTAGCTATCGCCGTAACCTTTGAATACATACAAACTAGCCATTGCTCCAATAATCAACACGATGCTGTCCCAAAGTGGATTAGTATCGCCTAATGTTTGATAAGCCAACATCATCGGGTACCAAGCGATTAAGATGAAAGCAATTGTTAATAGCCAACCTGTTTTAGTTAAGAACTTCACACCATTTTCAACTTTGTGTCCCCACGTTTTCCACGTGAAGATTAACGGCAGGTCAATCAATGCAATAAATACTAATTGATCTAACACACTCGCATAGTGTCCTGCGGTCCAATTAATGTAGATGAACCCAATCGCACTGATTAGTCCTAGCAGTCCATTAATTGGCTTTCCAAGTGACATATAAACAGTACATGCTGAACCAACCAAAGTTGCCACCAGTGTAATCGTTGATAGCCCTGTAATCGGTGCTGACAAGTAGAATGCTAATTGTACGCCGACAATAAATGCCAACATCACACCACCAGCTGTATTAATACTCTTTAATTCTGTTCCTAACCACTTTAAATAACTCATTAATCTAATCTCCCTTTTAGTCAACTACTTTAATCGTTTCTGGATGCAACCACGCTTGCATTAAATCTTTTTCTGATAAATCTAAGAATAATCCTCTATCTTCATATCCACCTAATTCACCTAGATGGTGTAGGAAACCAGAAAAAGGTGTATCAAAATCATCTTCCTTTAACCAGCTGTCAAATACTTGCTTTTCGTAATGCGTCATCTCAATAGTTGGTGCATAAGTGTCTTTTAATTCCATAATTAAAAAAGTCAAACCTTCACGACCAGTAGCAACCATATCGTCTTTAATAATAAAATCTTTCTTACCTGGTTCATCAGATGCATCTATGCCCAATATGTTGCCCCAAATAATTTCAACCACTTCATCAAACGTCATTACCATTCCTCCCGATCACTCAATGATTTAACTTTCATAATCTGATACGCCTTGCCGTGATAAGCACTCAATAATTCTTCTAAATCGTTTCCGCTTGCCGTAACTAGTGCTTTACCGTCAATATCTCTCGCAAGCGTGTTAGAAACGACATATTTTGGTGTTTCATAATTTTTGTGCATTTTTCTTTATCCTCAATTAACATGTCAATATATTCACGTGCCTTTTTTAAATCTTCTAAGCCATTCTTTTTATCAGCTCGTGCCACGTACTTAATCACATTAGCAGCTTTCCATGCTGAACGTCCTAGCATGTCCCCTACGATACTATTGATATGGTCTTTCACTTCTGTACCATCACTCAATAAATAGTGCTTAGGGTGCTTTACAGCGTCATATATCATCACTAATCAACCTCCAACAACTCTTGGTTCTCGTGGATATTACCAATCACAACATCACTATTATCAAGAATGAAAATTTCACCAGACAATGATTTTGTTGCTTGTACTAATGTATAGATATTTTCGTTAATGTAAATTGGTGTAATCCCTACAACGGTCTGTACTAAACTTTCATTAGTCTGAATAATATCGCCTTCATAAATTTCAACACCGTTTTTGTCTTTGAGTCCCGTGTACTGTTCAATATAAAGTTGGTTCTCAATTTCGTCAGACGTGACATAGTGCTCCACCTGACCAAAGTCACGTAAATTTTGAACACGGGCAACAGCTGGTTTAAAAACCTTGCCGTTGTCAGCAAACGATAACTCAACTACCCGACCCATAATTTTTAATGCTTTGTCCCATGCTCTAAATTTAATCTCTCTCATTATTCTTCCACCTCAACAACTTCCTGATGCGAATTAGCCCAACTCTCGGCTTCTTCACGGGTGTTGAAACGGTCGACATAAGGTGGCATAGTTGCTTCTAGTTCTACTGTATACTCATCAACAAACCATCCATAAAGTGGCTTACCATCTACACTGCCTTGTGGTTCTTTACTTCTCACAACCCACTTCTTAGGTTTATCAACTTCAAATACATCTTCACCGTTCACCCAACGAATGATTGCGATTAGGCGGTTGTTAGTTTCGAAATTGTTTATTTCTGGGTAGGTCCACCAACGTTTAACGTCATCTGGTAACACTGATATGTCATACCAGCCAACCAAATATTCCTCAGTATTTCCTTGTTGTTTCCACTCTTCCAACTCATCCATAAACTCCTGCGACACCACATATTTATCACTCATAAACTTCACCTCCGTCATTATCATCTGCACGAAATACCTGCACGACAGCACTGCCTATGCTGCCAAATTCCATATATCCGTGACCACCATTTTCATCTTCGTTATCCATTAATAGCCCCTCTCAATCATCTTGCGTGCTTC